GCAAAACCTGCAGCAGTTGTTGCTCCAGTAACACGAACGACTTCTTCAAAAAAAATACGGTTAACAAGATCACAAGTAAATTTGGCGAAGAAATTAGGATTGTCACCAGAGCAATATGCTAAAGAAATGATTAAATTGGAGAATAGAAATGGCTGAAAACAGATTATCTCGTGAATTACAAAACAGAGCTTCAAAGGAAAGACCAAAAACTTGGACCCCTCCTTCTTCATTACCGGAAGTTATACCACTTGATGGGTGGAAATACCATTGGAAACGTATATCCACTTTGAACGAACCTGATCCTAGAAATATATCTATGGCTCTTAGAGAAGGTTATGAAATGGTTAAAGCTGAAGAACAGCCTCATATACAAATAGTATCTGACGCTAATTCTAAATATCCCGGTTGTATAGAAATAGGTGGTTTAGTTCTTTGTAAAATTCCCGAAGAACTTGTTGAACAACGTACTAAGTATTATTTAGACAAGGCTAACCAACAAATGGAGTCTGTGGACAATAATCTTATGAGACAAAGTGATCCAAGAGCGCCACTATTTAAAGAACATAAATCTTCGGTGTCTTTTGGTAAAGGTAAATAATTTTAATTAGGAGATAAAAATGGCAGCTACTGCTTCCCCTTTTGGGTTAAGACCTACCAATATGATTGGTGGTGCGCCCTATAATGGCGGTGCTATTAGACACTATCATGTGAAAGCTAATAACTCTGCCGCTATTTTTAACGGTGACTTAGTTGTATTAAGTTCCGCTGGACTTCCAGCCGCTGTGTCCTCAACTCCCTCTGCTGAAACGCTTGCAGCTACGTCTGCAAACGGAACGCCGGGAATTGTAGGAGTAATGGTTGGCGCTAGATACATTGATGACAATGGTGTTCAGCAATTTAGACAATTTCTTCCCGCTAATGCTACAACTTCAGGGTTTACAGAAATCAAAGTAATGGTTAATGATGATCCAAGACAGTTGTTTAAAATTCAAGGTAACGCTGCGTTAGGAACATTTAACAGCGGTACAGGTGGATCTGGTTTTGCTGGTGCAATCGGTAAAAACTGTTCACTTGATTTTAGTACATCTGGTAGCACAAGCACAGGTAATTCAGGCGTAAGTCTTAAAATTGATACTAACGGTGGTACTTTAGCCGCAACTGAAACTCTTGCTATGAGAGTGATTGATGTTGCTGAAGGAACTGAAGGTGACAACTTCCCTGAGTTTATTGTTAAATTTAATGTTGGCGTACATGCGTATGACAACTCATTAGGCGTATAAGGAGATTTTAAATGGCTATTTCAAGAGCACAACTACTAAAAGAACTCCTTCCCGGCTTAAATGCTTTATTTGGTTTGGAGTATCAAAAATATGCTGATGAGCATAAAGAGTTTTATGAGCAAGAAACTTCCGAGCGTTCGTTTGAAGAAGAGACAAAGCTTTCTGGCTTTGGCGCAGCCCCAGTAAAAACTGAAGGTGCTTCTGTAGAATATGACAACGCACAAGAAGCTTTCACAGCTAGATACACTCATGAAACTGTGGCTATGGGTTTTGCTATAACAGAGGAGGCTTCCGAAGACAATCTTTATGATAGTTTAGGCGCTCGTTATACAAAAGCTTTAGCTCGTGCTATGGCGTATACTAAGCAGGTAAAAGCTGCTTCAATACTAAATAAAGGTTTTTCTGGGACAGGTAATCCTACTTATGGTGACGGTAAAACTTTATTTGCAACTGACCACCCACTTGTTTCTGGTGGAACAAACAGCAATCGTTTTGCAACAGGCGTAGATTTGAACGAGACATCTCTAGAAGATGCAGTAATTCAAATTGCAGCTTGGACAGACGAGCGTGGTTTGTTAATTGCAGCTAAACCAAGAAAGTTAATTATTCCTCCTGCTCTTCAATTCGTGGCAACACGTATATTAGAAACTCAGCAGAGAACAGGGACAGCGGATAATGATATCAACGCAATAGTTAATAATGGATCTATTCCAGAAGGCTATACTGTTAATCATTATTTAACTGACACTAATGCTTTCTTTTTAACAACCGATGTACCTAATGGATTAAAGCACTTTGTTCGTGCGCCTATGGCGACTTCTATGGACGGAGACTTTGATACAGGTAATGTACGTTACAAGGCTCGTGAGCGTTATTCATTTGGCGTATCTGATCCTTTGGGAATGTTCGGTTCACCCGGAGCTTCATAAATGGCAGGGGGCCTTGCGCCCCCTTTGCTTTTCTAGGGTTAATTAGTCATACATACTGACCTAGCAGACATATTAGAGATTGTATGACGAGTGCTAATACACGGAGAAACAAATGGCAACAACAACATTTTCAGGCCCAATAAAAGCTGGGTCAATTAGAGATACAACAGGAACGACTGTAGGAACTAATGTTATAAACGTAGGTTCAGTTGTAATGGCTCAATCAGCAGTTATAGATATAATTGGTGCAGATTCAAACGACCAAGTTTGTGCTACTGTTCCTGCAAACTCACAAATTGTAGACGTTATTTTAAACGTAACCACAGTATCAAATGATTCAGGTACGGCTGTTGTTAATGTCGGAACTTCTGCTGACCCAGATGCTTTTTTAAATGATGTTAATGTTAAAGCATTAGCAACTACTCATGGTACATTAGACGCAGAAGCTACAGATGTTGGGACTACTGATATACAAGTTTTAGCAGATTTTGACGGAGCAAATGCAGATGGTACAACTGGTGCAGCTACGGTAACTGTTTTATACATTCAGAACAACAATCTCTCATAAGGAGTAATACATGAGTTTTGCATCTGACGTAAAAGCTTTTACTACAAAAGATACAGGCCAAAAGATTACTGGCAGAACTAGGCTACAAGGTATTCAGTATGTGCATAATGCTAGTGCAGATATTACTCTTAGTAATGGAGCGACCTCTACAGGAACTACTTTATTACAATTAACATCCTCTAGTGCTATTGGTACAGAAGATGTTTTTATACCTGATAATGGTATATTGTTTGATTCTGGTTTGCATTTAGCTAATAGTAATACTGCAGCGATTACTAGCATTACAGTATTTTATGTAGGTGGCGGCGAGACCTAATAATGGTCGAGAAGAAAAAACGCAAAGGAATGGGGATTAAGACTTCTGTGAAGTCTGGTAATTTTCGTAAAACCAAGAGCGGTGCAGGTATGACCGCCAAAGGTGTAGCTGCATATCGTAAAGCTAATCCCGGTTCTAAACTTAAAACAGCCGTTACAGGTAAAGTTAAAAAAGGTTCTAAAGACGCAAAAAGACGTAAATCATTTTGCGCTCGTTCTGCTGGACAGATGAAACAATTCCCAAAAGCAGCTAAAGACCCAAACAGTCGTTTACGGCAAGCTAGAAAAAGGTGGAAATGTTAATGGAAAAAGAAGACATACAGAGAGTCTTTGGTAAAGACATAAACAGTAAAGTTGCCGTTCAAGGTAATGAAATAAAACATATGCAGCAAGACATGGATGATATGAAAGCTGATATAGAAGAAATAAAAAAGTCTTTAGTTGAAATCCATGCTGTATTATCAGAAGCTAAAGGCGGTTGGAAAACATTGATGTGGGCAGCAGGTGCAGGTAGTGCTGTAACTGCTTTTATTATTATGATTCAACAAATTTTTTGGGGGAAGTAAAATGAACACAAAGCCGTATGCGAAACCACAGGTTGATAAAAGAACTGAAGGGAAAAAACGTAGAGATGCCCGCAGAAAAAAAGTTAAAGGTACCCCTAAAGACAAACTTTATTCTACAGGAGAAACAACTTCAGAAAAGATAAGTGATTTTGCTAACAAAATGCACGACAAATTTGGTGCTATGACAGGGATGTCTGCCGAAGATATAGAAGCTCGTGCAAGAAGAAGATTAGACACGAGAGAACTGTTTAAGCAAATTGATGCGGCGCAATCTTTAAAAGACGAAAGAAGGGCTGACAGGCGTTACCAACAAGAGCAAAGAAAAGAAGCAGAAAAAGGCGTAAGAAGAAAAGAGCTAAAAGCTTTAGGTCTTAAAAAAGGCGGTATAGCACAAGCACCTATAGTGTCAAAAAAAGCATTAAAAGACTCAGGTTTCGACAACCTACGTGATTTTATGAATAATTATAAATACAGCGAAACTGAAGGTAAATATGTTAAAAGGTCCAAAGCTTTAAAACGTAGAAAAGACCCAAAACCAGAAGCTCCTTTAAAGTCTAATTCTTCCAAAATAATTAAAGATACTAGATCAAAAAGCCAATTTGATTACAAAGGTCCTGACCCTAACCAAAAAAATTTAACACCTTCAAGATCAACTGCTAGAACAGATCAAGAAAAATCAGATTTTGATTTGTTAGCTAAAAATAGAAAACTACGAAAAGAAACAAAGTTTAAAAAAGGCGGTGTGGTTAAAACTAAGAAAAAAGTAGTTAAGAAGTTTAGAGGTGATGGTATAGCTAGAAAGGGTAAAACTAAAGGACGCATGATTTAAAAAGGAGGTG